ATCTACCCATTTAATATTGCAATTATGTAAGATTATCTAAAGAGTCATTAATTACTGATAATGAATTTCTGAGTCTTTTTCTTCTCATTTCTTGTTGAATTTCATCTTCTACTAAATTATAAGTTTTATTACTTCCAGAAGCTATAAATGTTTTATTAGCTTGAACATGATCTGTAGCATAAGGAGCACCTAAACTATATAAATTATTACCTACACTATCAGTTTCACTATTGGCTAATGCTATATATCTTTGTTTAATAGCACTTTGACCATATATACCCTTTGGATTTTCACCTTCTGAGAATGCTGAACCTATTGTTTGAGGTAAAAATACATGGATTGGTTTAAATGTTACTGAGACATCTATTCTGTGGGCTAATTCTTTTACTTCTTCATCTCTATAATTAATACCTCCTACATTACTTGTAGCTTGGCTACTAGCAGGTATAGCTATTTCCCAAGTTGAGTCCTCAGGCATAGTGTAACTTAATGTTGTAATAATCCCTGGTTGTTCAAAGAAATAACCTCCAATGGTTAATTGGTGGAGATTACCTCTCATAAAACCTTGTTTACTAAAGTTAGGTGCTAAAGTAGATTGTAAATAATTTAATTTTTGATACATTATAGAAAGCTCAGGTCTTGATTGAGCTACTACTTGGAAATTAAAACTTACAGTTCTACTAAACCCTTCATAATTAAAGAAATCTTCACCTCTACCTAAATATTTAAATTCTCCCCATTTAGCCCCCATCGTATCTTGAATTTGGCCGTTAAAAAAAGCTGGGAAGTGTACAAAAGTTTTTTCTTTGGGATTATCAGGGTTAATTACGGCAAATCTAAATTTAACAAAGTCATTTTTGGGTTTATCTTGTGATACAGCCTCTGCTTTGTACATATAGATAGCATTAACCTTATTAACAACATTTGGTTTTTTAGTAGTAGGATCTAAAGCACCTATAGAATAATCATGTCTATCTAGTAAAGGGTTACCTGGGTTGCCTGCTCCTACTCTTATTTCAAAATTTCTAGAATTATAATCGGGGGCATTAGTTAAAGTACCTCTTTTTCTAGCTAAAATCTGGGTTGTGGTGGGAATATTACTTCTATCGGAAATTTCTTTTCTAAAATCTTGGATGTTACCTGTGACTCTGTAACTGTTATCGCTAGATCTCATTAAAAGAGAATTATCCATTGTTGCTCCCCCTGTACCAAAGAACATATTAGAATTTTTAAGGTATAAAGGATTATTTACACCGGTTCTAGTACCATCTTTAGCAAAATTTATCCTAGTTCTAACAGCACTAGGATTACTACCTGCTTGAGGACCACCTAAATAAGAATATAAAGTTTTATCGTTGTTTTTTGCTACTATAAATTCATTAGTAAGATAATCAACCCTTGAAATTGCAGTTTCATCAGGATCAGTTCTATTAGTCCAATTTAAGTATTGAGGTCTACTTAATGTTTTACTTCTTCCTGTAGGGTCTGTACCTTGTTTATTAGGGTGGGCACCTATAATATTTCCTGTAGGGCCTGCTGCCAATAATGTAGAAAGAGGTAAATAAACCCCATCATTTAGTCTTGATTTGTTAAAAAGACTTCTTAAACCTGGTCTAAATCCTGCAAAAATATTTACCCCTGTCATTGATAGGAGTTCTTGCTTTGCTATAAATTGAATACCTGCTGGTGTTTTAGTATCGGTAAACATTTTACCTAATCTAACAGCATCTGTAGTAGCGTCTACAAAGGCACTAGCTCCACCTCTAAGAAGGAAATCAGTACCTGTACCTATAGCAAAACGATCTGGGGTAGGTGATAGAAAATCTGATCCTAGTTCTGTGACTATATATGGTTGACCACTCCATGCACTACCAGGTCTATCACCTGCTGTATTTGGAGAACCAAATCTTAAAGACCTAAGGTCAGTTTTTAAATCTAATAACGGCATTCGATATTAGTTTATTTAGGAGGTGTTAAATCTACTAAATTATTAGGATTAATCCCAGTTTCAGGAGCATCGTATCCTGAAGGGGTTAAACCGTTTAAATCTAGTGTAGAAGGTTGTATTGTTCCTTTTTGGTTAGCAATAAACGGGTTACCGTTAATAGAGTATTCAAAATGAAGTTGTGAATCTTCATTATTAAATATAGCAAATCCAGGAGCATAGGGTCCTTGAGCTGTTGGTTTATTTACAGGGCCTCCGTTAGTATAACTTAAAGGTGAGCCTGATCCTGTTTTTAATTTGTTTAATAGTCCCATAATATATTTTGTTATAAATATTAAAAATGTAAATAATTTAACCTAAACCGCTATAATCTTTAGCAAATGCAGTTCCTACTTCTTCAGAACCCATATAAATTCTACTTTCTTTCATAGCTATAGTTTTTAAATATTCTAAAACGTCTCTACTATATTGATCATCTCCACCATTTACCCCAAGTTTAGTACCCCCAGCCATTACTAGAGTATCTTTGGGGTGAGTAGAAATTGTAAAATCTTCTACTTTTATACCCTTAACTTTAGAAGTTTGTTCTTCTTGCACATCATTTATCATAGCATTCATTGCTGCTATTCCGGCTCCAACTGCTATTACAGCTCCACCCAATGTTAAGGCTGAGGCAAGACCTATACTTAAACCCGTAGCAGTTGCTAATGACATTATTAAAGAAATTAGACTTCCTATCATTTTAGCAAAAGATAATCCTATTATAGCTCCTAAAACCGTTTTTAAGGCTGTAGTGCTATTTAGCATATCGGCAAGACTTGTTACTATTGGTTCTAATTTAATAGCTAAATCAGCTAAAGATGATTGCATTTTTTCTAAAGCCATATTAAGACTTTCTTGAGCACTAAGTTCTTCCATGGCTAAATAATTTTGTTCACCGTACAGTTGAATGAACTCATCTCGAAGTAGATTTTGATATTCATACTTCATTACCATTTCAGCTAATTGTTCTTTACTTATGTTTAAAGAATCTGCTGCTAATTGTTGTTCTATTCTATTACCAGTAGCAAATGCATTTCTTACTGCCTCTAGGTTACCAATTTCTTTTAAAACTCCTTCATAATCATTAGCTAATGCTAAACTTCTAGCTGTGTTTAGGTTAATTTGTTCTCCTGTAACTAATTGGAATGCTAATTCACTTTCAATTGATTTTTCAAAGTTCAATAGACCATCCATAATTTGTTCTGTTGAAGCTAAAGAAAGACCTAATCTTTCAGCTTGCAAGGCCGCCTGCATTAATAATTCAGGGGATTTTCCTAAAGAAACTACCATTGAGGTAGAAGCAGTTGCCATATCTTTATAAATAGCTCTTAAAGAAATACCTGTTTTATTTTGTTTATTAAAAGCATTTACAGTATCATCTATATTACTATATATTTCATCACTACTTTTACCTGTAAGGGCAAATAGCATAGTCATCTTAGTAGCTTGATCATTAGACATTCCTAACTGTTTAGTTAAGAATACAAAATTTTCTAATGTATCAGCAGAGAAATTAGCTACTAAACCAGTTTGAGATGATAAAGTGGTAAAAGCCTCGTTTAAACGTAAGGAGCTAACATATGCTTTTTCAGAATTTAATTGAATTAATAGGAAACTTTCTTGGAGATCTCTAGCATTATCAGCAGATATACCTAGTGCTCTTTGAAGTTTTACTACATTAGTACTAGCTCTAAGGAGAGCTTGAACTATATATTTAAAAGAAAGTTCAGAAAGAGCAAGTACTTTTTGGGCTGCACTTATTTCTTTATTCATTAAAGCAGCCCCAAATCCAGATTTACCAAAGGCCCCAGCTATCCCTCCCATACTTATAAGGATATTTTTCAATAGTCCTTTTTGGAGGATTTGTTTATCATTTAAGTTTTTAGCTTCTTTTCCTAGTTCTTGGGCATTATCTAATTGTTCGCCCATAATAACCTCATCTTCAAGATCTATATCAACCCCTTCTCTACGTAGTTGATTAGCAGCCTCCATAGCTTTAGCTCGATCATATTCTTGTCTTTTTAATAGGGCACCTAATTTTTTTCTTTCAGAGGCATCTAATTTAGTACCTTCCACCATTTTTTTCTGGAGGACTCCAATATCGGTGTTTGATTTGGCGACTGCTTTTAAGGCTCCTACAAGATCTCTTTCAAAAGATTTAGCAGTTTTTTTAGCAGCTTTATCTAGAAATTCAGTTTCTGAGACTGCTTTTTGGATTTCACCACTAATACCCCCAAGGGCACTATTCATGTCCCCAATAGCTTTAGTTACGTCATCTGCGCTATTTATTAAATCCTTAAATTCTTCGTTTTTCTTAGCCATAAGATATTGTATATGTGATAAATATTACTTATAACTAGTTTTTTTAAGGAAATCAGGAGACTTAATTGTACCGTCTTCGTCGATTATAGTTTTAAGATTTGAGTTTTGACTATTTTTGGCTTGTTTAATAGATTTTTCTTGTTTTTCGTAATAGTCTTTAACTTTATTGTAAGTAAATTTACGAAGCCAAAGAGGCATTCCATAGACTTCTGTCCATGAATAGCCTCCTTGACCATGAAATACTATTTCATGTATTTGTGTTAGAAAACTAACTCTATATTCTTGTGCTATTTTAGGCGTCAGGCCAAAGAAAGCTAATCCCAATTGGGATAGAGACTGGTCTTTCTGAATTAGAGGGAAAAAAAGTTAAATCCACGTCTGGTTGAATTTTTTGAACATACTCTCTAAATGCTCTGGCATCTCGAGCTAGGAAAGCTGTATCTACAAATTCTCGAATTGTTTTGGTTTCTCGATCACCATTAATTGAGGTAATCATATATTTAAGACGTGTAGTTAAAGATGGAGAATCATCTTTTTTAATTTTCTTTAAACCTTGAATTTCTTTTTCGATCTTAGCCTCATCACCATGTGTTAATAGTTTAAAGGTAATTTCATTATTTGAAGCAGGGAGGGTAAAAGAAAATTCATTTTGGCCTCTAGTGTATAAAGATTCATCAAGTAGTTTATTTTCAATCTGAGAGAGATCTACTGTTTCTTGTTCCCCTTCATAATCAAATTTATACTCGGCTCCATATCCCAAAATACGAGCAGCAATCATGATAGCATTCTTATCCCCTACTAAAAGATCGTTATAGTTAATTTTAGTAACGATTAATGATTGAAGAAGTTTATCAATTACAGTACCATTTTGAATATAATTCTGGTTTGTTAGAATATCTTCTTCTTTAGCAGTCATGTACTTGATTTCGATAGTACCGTTTGATAGGATATTATCTTCAGGGTAAAGTAAACCTTTTGAAGGTAATTCGATTGTTTCGGTTGGTAAGTTAAAACTCATATATTATTATTTATAACGTTTATCTAGTATACATATAACGATAAAAAAGAGCTTAACCGAAGCCAAGCTCTCTTTAAAAAAATATGTAAACTTTTTAGTAGTTTAGTACACAGTAATCTGGTTGTACTGTCATCTGTAAGTTAATTGCAGTGTTTTCAGTATCCCAACCATATTCGCCAAAGTTAGCTGTTGTAATTAAGGCACCTTTAATAATCCATTCGGAAACTATATCACCTACAGGACCTACAACGTTGAAAGTTAAGTCTTTCTTGTAAAAATCAGAGTAACCATCTCTACCTGTTACTGATTCGTGGTGTAAACGTACCCATTCCATTACTGCTTGAGCACCTGAAGGGGTAATTGGGTCAAATAGTGTGAAAGTAATTTCTCCCCAAGTTGATTTACCTTTAACAAAACGTTGAACGTTAATATGGTTTAGAGGTACAGTACCTTGAGTAAGAGTTACAGCACTAACACCTTTTACTAAATAAGCAGGGAAACCATCAATATACATGATAAACCTATTTGCCTGCTTAGGTTCAAAAGCGGTGAAAAATATTTCGTTAGGATCTAATACTGCCATTGTTATTTATTTTATTCTATTATAAATATTTACTTTTTTAACTTTTATTCAGGGAATGTAGCTCCTGTTGGTAATACGTTAAAGTCTAAGTAAATGAATTCAGCCGTTCTAGTTGGTTGTAAGTAAATAGCACCTACTAATTGGTTTCTATCAATTACATCCGGAGTATTATTTGAATCATCCATTACTACTTTGAATGCGTAAAGACCTTGTCTTTGTTGTACACCTTCTAAGTATGGGTTTACTGCTGCTAAGAAGTTATTTCTTGTTGCTGCTGTATTTTGTTCAAATACTAGAGTTTGACCAATTTGAGAAATGTAAGATTTAAGAGCAATTAATAATCTTCTAACATTTACTCTATCAAGTGCTGAAGCACGTTTTTGGAGTGTTTTCTGGCCGTAAACTACTACTCCAGTTCCAGGGAATGAAGCAATTGGGTTGATGTTTGCTTCATATAATGTATCTCTATTAGCTGATGATAAGGGTCTTTCAGCGCGAATTACGGTAGACATTCCCCCTCTGTTGATACCCGCTGGGGCAAACCAAGGCTCACTTACACTGTCGTTAAATGCGAATACTCCTGCCATTAATGTTGAAGCTGGGAGCCAAACGTTCTTACCTGTAGCTGTATCTAGGGTTTGAACCCAAGGCCAATACATAGCAGCGTATGAGCTGTTTCTTTGACCTGCCTCATCTGTAGCATCTGCAATACGACTTCCATAAACTACAGGATCTAATACATAAAGGCTATCACCTCTTTGTTGTGTATTATTAATAAGAGAAGTTGTTTGGGTTGGGTGTTCTGAATTAAATAATCCAGGAGTTAATAATAGGTTAAATCTATAATTATCTGCATTAGATAATAGATTTATCATATCAGTGTAATCCGTACCAACTAAACCTTGAGATTGTTTTTGAGTACCCGTACCTGCTTTATCGTAAAAATTATTACCTTCTACATAATTACAAATATTACTACCGGCCCCACCTTC